CTGGATTTTTGATTAACTAACCCGTCTACTATCTCGTATCTGCTTTTTGCATCTGCCATTTTAATACACCTCTTTTTAGTTTGAATATGATTTTAAACTTTCTATCTGAGTTTCTAAATCTTCAAGTTTTGATATTATGTCTTTGTGATCTGTGTATCCTGCTTTGACAATCCTGAGCGCTTTATGTGGATTCTCGTCAATGCTCTTAAGCCATTTCTCTATGTCGTCTGTTAGTCTGAATACTGCGCCCATGTTCACCATATCCTTTTACCATTTTTGAATTTTATTAATTCTGTTATATCACTTCGAGCCACCAATAGAAAATCTCCTCTTTTACCTATATCTTCACGAGATATTACTACCTCATAATCATTGATGTGTTTTATTTCTTTGGCAGTTAAATCTTTTTTGTCTATCCATGCGTCATTTAATTTGATTATATCTTTTTCACCCGGGTTATTAACTTTATTAGTATTTTTGTTGGTTATTGCTTGTTTCAATATCATAAATATATTATATTGAAAAGGATTGTATAAAGGATCAATTTTAGTTTCACATATTCGTTTTGATTCTTCCATCGTACTTATCTTTAATATCTCTTGTGGATATATCCCGCTTTGCTCAAAGAAACTCAAACATATTTCTTTGAATGTGCGCAGATGTATTAATTCAATATCATATTTTGATGTTTTATTTTTTCTACCAAACATATTATCCACTTTTATTATGTAACATATATTACTGTCAATCTTTAAATAAGTAACGGTTGTTACAACGCCGTCACTCCATGCGAAACATAAATATAAATAGATTAAACGAAATAAATATACTACTCATGCTTGAGGATGTGGAATCCGTTTGGGTTCGCATCCACTCTCCTTCTTACGATTAAACAGATATATACGGCTTGTATGGCTGTCGTAACTCGAAAAACATCCTGAACATTAATGTGTCTCCGATATCGGACGAGCGCTTCAAGTCTTCAAATATGTCGTCTTTTGTTGATACTCTAAATGCTTGGTCTTTGCCGATGTTGATTTGTTTCATGGCATCTAAGTCTTCTATCAATAGGTCTTTATATTCCTGCGGGATGTCTCGATAGATGCTTATTAATGGTAGTTTTGGATTCTCATGATTTACATAAGTAGCTAACATGTGCCAACATTGAGCTTTAAGGCTGGCGTAGTTTGTTTTGATTTTATCTTGGTCCTGCGCTTCTTTGAATTCTTTAATAGGGCTTGCATTGTTCACGAATCCTTTTATTCCAGGTAAATCTTTGACTAATCCGAACCCTACCCCGTCCTCGTCTGCCACGCATCGGCTTCGTGGTATGTTTTCGTCTGTGAGTATCTTATCTAAAGTCATGCTACTTATTCCTTCTTTGAAAGTGAGTATCTTGTAGATATAGAACCCGCGCCAAAGAGTGACTACTGCTTTGTCTCTGCCTCTGCCGGATTGGTCTACAGAACAATAAGAAATGCCGGGTTTTATACTGTTTGTGAATAGGTCTATTATAGAATCGTAATTAAATAGCCTACTTGGATCATCGTCGTATTCCCAGAGTCCATGCATTAATCTGTCTTTCATAACCTTGTCTGTTATGCTAGATAGGTTTTCTTTATATTGCTCTTTAGTATATGGATTGTCGTAATAAAGCGACTGGATGAAGCATTTGTCTTTGTCTAAAGTGCCCTCTCGCCACGGTTTGTAGAACTGTCTATAAGCCCAGTTCTTTTTAGGGTTGCAGGTCAATAGTATCTTAGAAGGTATATTATATTTAATATTAAGACACCGCCCTAAACGTGATTTCAGCATGTCAAACCCGGCAAAGTTAATCTCGCCTACCTCTTCGAGTGCGCCGCCGGTGAATTCCATACTACCGAACCGTTCATATAATGGGTCGCTAGGTAAGTATTTCATATCTAATAAATCTATTCGGCTTCCGTTTTTGTATTGGATGTAATTATATTGACCGTTCAAATCCCATAGATTTCGGTCTATATTGTGGTCTTTTGCAACCATACAGAAAGTAAGATATGTGCTTCCCATGAGCCTTTTTAGTTCTTCACGTCCAATAAACCATTTAGTGCCGGGATAGTTCAGGCACATATAATGTAACCAGTCACATATCATGTAACTTTTCCCACCACCTGCCCCGCCGCCCAGCATTATAAATTTAGTGGTTCTATCAAACAATTTGTTCCATGCTAAATATTGTTTATAAGTAGGCTTTATTTTCAGTTCCATTGAACCCTCTTAGTTTTTCTTGGGCACTTCAATAACATCATCAGGTAAGTATGATTTCGGAGTTATGTTTTTGAACTCTTGGGGTATTTCAAACTTTATGTCTATCTTGGTTAGATTAACGTCTATCTTTGTTTCGTGTTTCTGTGTCTCTTCCCAGCCTCGCTTTTTGCCTTTAGATTTTAGCGCGAATAAAGTGGCTATAACATTACCGCCATCTATAAGCTCATGTAGTCTCTTTTCATAATGGTCTAAGGTTATTTCTGGAATGTCGTCTACTGCTTGTTTGAATTTATTATCTTTCTCAATCCAGTCATAATAAGTAGCGCGGTTTATGTTTGTCTTAATACATGCAGTTGTTATATTACCATATGAGCTTATCAGTTCTTTCAGCATTATTTCTTTTCCTTTCTTGGTGCGCAGTTGCTCTTCTTTTTTTGTTGGCTTTTTGTTGGGTTTTGTGGGTTTGGTTTTTTGTATTTTAGTTGTATTTTTTACTTTAGGTCTGGTCTTCTTGATGGTGCGCGCCAAGTTGCCAGTTCCTTTCTCGACTGCCGTTTCAGTTGACTGTTTTTTGTATTTCTTTTTAATAGTATCACTTCTCAAACATAGTTCCATTCTTACAATCCCAACAGATGACGGTTTTGCCGTAGTTCTTACAGGTCGGGCAATCTCTGAATATCCAGTTTCTTTTTATATCCTCACGGCGCTTGCATTTATCGCAAAAATACGCTTTGTTGTTCCAATGTTTTACATCTGGAGGTATGTGCTTGTTGTATGCCTTGTTTGTTGCTGGTTTTGCGCATAGTAAGCATTTCTTTTTCATGTTAAACACTATATCTCGTATGTTTTCTCTGTGAGGGGTACTATATGTTGTGTTTATCTTGAAGTTTCACACTTTCATCCTTATTAACTCTACTTCTGCTTCGGCGTCTTCTATTGATTCTGCTTCTATTTTAGCTACTTGTTTATGGTTTATAAGCACAAGATATGTATTCATTGGCTCACTTTAATGTCAAACTCTGTATAGTTATTATTGCATCGTATAACTTGACTAAGTCCGTTATTGTATTCTTAGTTCTGTCCTGGCTTTCGATTGTGAACTTAGATGGGTCTTTTACGATTATGTCTCCTTTGATGTCTTCAAGCAATACATAGCCATACTTTTCTATCAGTTCTTGTTTCTTTTGGGTTTGCTCTTCTGAAAATCCTTTTTCTCTTGGCATTTTATCACCTTATTTACGTAATTTTATGATTCTAACACCTGTTCGTTTTTTTCTTTTTTCAGCGCATGAATCACAAATATTGTATTCCTGATTTGTTCCGCAATCACAACATTTCATTTAATTCACCTTTTTTACTTCTTCAAACGTAAACGGTCTATCGTTTCCTTTGCTTGTTTTCCTGAACAGTCTTTTGCAGCCATAACAGATGTAAATACCGGTGTGTGTCTTACCGTTTCTTATCAGTAGTTTTATTCTTTTACCGCAACCGAAATCACACCAATAGGCTCTCTTTTTCATCCCAGCCACTATTTCTCTTCAGTGTCAGAACCGTTTGTTATGTTCTTTAGTATCTTTTTTGCAGTTGATTTCTCTTTTGAATATTTACGGCTGACTTTTTCTGCAAGTGATATCTCGTCAAATGGCTTGTTATCGTATTCGGCTTTGAGTCTTTTTACTGCGTCTGATTCGTCTTCCATTATTGAGATGTTATGATCGTTTCCGGGGTTATATCCGTGATATTTATATCTGTATGTCCTGACGAATACTTCAAACGGCTGTTTCTTGCTGGCGTATGAATCTCTTTGAACTATCATTTCAACTAGTTCGATTTTGTTTGTAGAACTGTATTTCTTCCAGTTCATATCAATCGGCTGGATGTCTTCAAGTTTTAGAAATCCGTTTTTCCTTACTGATTTTTTGACCTCTTTTTTATAATAATCGTCAAAGTCGTCCATTGCTGCCTTTTTGAAGAATGGTATCTTGTTTTTTGTGCATTCTTGGCGTACGTGTGCCAGTTCTGTCAAGAAGTTTGTTGTTACGTCTTTTGTTTTTGTTGGTCCAATGTCTCGAAAGTCCACTTTTTCATTGGAATTTTGAGGCCGGAATATTCCTGTCATTTAATCACCCTCTTGGTTTTTGATCTCTACACCGTCTTTGATATGGCTGTGCAGTCCTTTTAATGTGTCTTGTTTGCTCATCAAGTCCATGCGCATATAGCTCATTGTCTTTTCGTCTTTTGCTTCTTTTTGTTTCTGTAGATATGGTCTTGCGAATTCATTGTAGTCTTCTTGCGCTTTCTGGAATGCTATTGTCTTTTCGTTGAACTCTATGTTTTCTTTTAGGTCGGTTATTTCTTTTGCAAGTCTGGTCATTCCTTTTTCTGTCTTTTCTTTTTCTTCTTCTGTTAGTTGTCTTTTCATGTTATCTACCTCGTCCTGTTTTTCGTGTTGTACTACATCCTCCGCGCCCTCTGTTTTTTCGGGTTCCTTGACCGCTTCCGTCTTTCTTCGGTACTCCTTTTGCCATATTATCAACTCCATTATTTTACATCTCTTGATTCATCAATTGCCGTAAATTTATGTTTGCATTCGAGGCATTTTGCATCTATACACTTTGTTCTTGTGCCTTTCATAAAACATAATCCTAATAATACCCAGGGGCTATGTGTGATATATATTCCAAATCCAATCAAAATAATTAAAGTAATATTGATTAATGTTGCTGCTGTATTTCCATTCATATTTATTCCTCCATTAAATTAGGTCTGCGATTAGTTCTGCGCTCTTAATCCAGGTATTATCTCTTGCTGTCTTTAGCGCTGCTTCGCCTAGTTTCTTCATCTCTTCCGGGTGTTCGTATGCGTATCTTAGCTTTTTTCTTAAATCGGGGATGGATGGGGTCGCCCAAGATATCCCTTCGTACTGGATTTCATGCATTATTTCTTCAAGTTTGTAGTCTACATATAATCCGTTTACTTTGTCTTTTATGTAGGCAGTCTGACCACCATAGCCCGTCACAATGCTCGCAAGTTGACAAGCTGCCGCCTCGATACAGGGGAGATTATATGCCTCTGCTCGCGTGGGGCTTACAAATACTGTTGCGGAGTTGTAGAGGTCTACCATCTTGGAGTATTCTATGTTTTCTGTGTTTATTATTAGTTCGGGAAGGTTTGTTTTTCTTGGGCTTAGTTTGGCTATCATACTGTTAAGGTCTGGTATGCCGTAGGCTGGATTTATTTTTAATATTGCGCTAACATCATCTTTGTCTGTGAACTCCTCGAAGTATGCTTGTATAAAATATTGCGCGCCTCCTCTGTCATTTAAGTCTCTGAATCCCTTATTTAGAAGAAACGTGCATTTATCCGGTTTCTTTTTAGGATAGAACAATTTTAAATCACATCCATGCGGAATGAGTTTCAATTTATTTTTTATTTCAGGATATATATCACCGCAAATATATTTATTGTCAATTCCACATTTAGTATTAAGTAGCGCATCCATAGTATGATAACTTGGCACCAGTATATACTCGATATTCGGATTCATGCATTCTTCTATAAAGCATTTAGGAATTTCTGATCCCTCCCACACACAGTAAACCCAGTTACGCTTTGCGGTTGCGTTTAGTTTCCAGTGTAGAGGATTCGTGATGATGAGGTTAATTTCGTTCTCTTCTGGTGGGCGTTTTAGTAGTTCTAGCTCTCTGTCGTCTACCATTCTCTCCCAGTTAGGTACTCCTCCTGTGGTTACTCTTACGTCTGTTATTTTGTCTAATGCCCGTACTAGGTTTCTAACATGGCTATCATACCCAGAACAGCCAAAATAATTTCCGATAATATTTATCATTTTACCACTCCCATCTATAATAGTTTATTATTTTATCCACGACTATCAGATAAGTAAATATGCAATTCGTCAGTATGTTTATTTCTTGTATCATTCAATCAACTTCTTCATTTCACGCATTAACCTTTCATTTTCTTTTTGTAAACGTTCACATTCATTAATCCAGTCGTTTATATTGTCGCTTTTAACTATATGCATACCATGTTTTTTTGTATAATTCTTTTCATCTTTAATCCAATCATCTATAATCACATCACCCATAAACTCACCTTAAATTCGTCTCCTTCATAAGCGCTAGTTCGCTTGGCATATTTTCATGTGTGAATATCTTATTTAGTTTGTCTTTGTGCTTCCTGGTAAACTCCACTAATATCTTCTGATTGAATAAAGTTAGGTCTCTTTGGTCGGGGAATCTTTCGCCTCCTGAAGGCGTCATTTGATGTCTGTTTACAGCGCCAGTATCAACTCCTATCTTAAATCCATTCATCAAAGCGTTATAAGAATAAATCTGTTCTTCCCTAAAACCATGTTTGCTCAACCGTGTCGGGTAGTATTTGACTTTGTCGTGGACTTCTTTTCGGATTAATGCACATGAACGAAAATGGTGAGCGGGTAATATCACCGAATCAGTATAAGCCCATCCACAGTCGTCACCGTTCATTATGTAGTTGCCTTTTTCGTCTAATATCACCCTATTAACTATACCTTTCAGGTGTTTTGGGTCTCTTTTGAAGACGGGCCCAGTCATAGGGACAGTCACACCGCTTGCTATGTCATAACCGGATTCTATCACTTTCAATAGTCTTTCTATGTAATCCGGCTCTAAGACGACATCATCATCCAGCCGGACAAAGTAATCATAATCACCTTTTGACATGGCCCAATCAACTATCGCCTGTCTTGCTCTGCTTACTCCGTGCGGGAACCCTGTGCGCTTCATGAATACCTCGTGATTCTCCAATTTCAGTCGAGTTATTATGCAGTTGAAAAAATGATAGTTAGTAAGCGGCGTGCCTGAACAATCGTCTAAGATAAATATATCTGTGTCTTGTATCGTCTGCGTTCTTATGCTTTGGAGTAGTAATGCAAGCTCAGTTGGACGGTCTTTTACGCATATCAAGCATGAAATATTATTCATTTTTATTCAACCTCGTATCATCAAAAAATTTAGCCCCGTAATGAGTACATCTATAATCCCAAATCATACAAGAATTTTCACCTGTAATCACACCATTATGTTCAGGAATCAATGTGTAATTATTACATTTCGGACACTTTTCATCTTTATTTATATGGGTTAAATGTTTTTTGTCATTTTCATCATACCCCACAATAATCGCATTTGCGAACCACCCAATCATTGTTCCTTCATCTGTTGGTATTTCTGGCTTTTGTTTTACTATCCAGCCCATATTTTAGCATCCATATTTCCGATTAAGTTTCTTGATATGTCATTTTCTTTGTTTTCTTTGCTTGTAGGTATTGGAACTAATCTAAATTCTCTGCCATCTTCAAACCGGATTTTTTTATTATCTTCATCAAATTTTACTTGATATACGTTTGCATTCATAACGACTCACCTACTTCACCAACCCTCAAGGATACCACCCTTTTTAAAGGGTGGAGGAATTGAGGGATTGTAAATTGTATTCCTGCATTATATTTTACTAACTCTACTTTACTTATCGCAATACTGCGACTCTTCTTTTGAGTATTATGTAATTGAGACACAACAACCCGTTTACCCTTACAGTGAACTCCTTTGACAACATAAATCACATTATCGACTTTGACTAAATCTTTGGGATGATAAGCATATCGCTGTTGCCTGATACCAATCTTAAATCCTTTACGGTTCTTCTGTAGACATCTATTATTTCTGCGGGTCTGACCGCAGACATAAGACCCTGTTCTTTGTTGTGTATTTCCTTTGGCGATAACAAAAGCATCATTACTGTGTGATTTATCAATCTTTATTTTAATTCTATCGTGCTTGGTGATATATCCATAGGTATATTCACATTCTAATGATTCGACAATTCGACTTCTAACAACATTCATAAATACTGTTGCCTTGAGTGACTCTTTTGCCTTTTTTTGAATATTCGGATGACCAAACTCCTCTGCGGTCTGCGTTCCTTTTTTTAAGTTACATTTATTACATGATAATGTGAGATTTGAAACTCTATTTGTTCCACCTCTTGACTTCGGTATTATGTGTTCTATCTCTAAGGGAATATCCTTTTTACCGCAATAAGCACACTTCCGACCCCACTTCTCAAGTAGATATTCCCTAACCATATATCCCTGTAATTCACCTTGTTGATATTCAATACCTGAAATCTCTGGGTTCTGCATCTTCTGTGTGTCAAAGTTAGCGACCTCGATAACCACATTACTTATCGGTAAGATATCTTTAATCTTCTGCACTAACCTTAGATGTGTATCTACCTTGTGCTGGATACTCGGAGCCAACCACCCTGTATGTTTACTTCTGTTGTTAAATCTCGGTTTTCGATGCCATAACTTGCCTCTGCGGGTTCGTCTATACATTGACCTATCACTTAATTTCTTGCTCACATCCATCCTCAAAGTCAACTCACCTGCGATTAACTCCTTGCTCTTTGTCACTGCACTGAACCCAACAAACTTATACCCCGAATCAATGCCTAAAGTTATTGGCTGGACTTGATTTTCACATTCAAACTTCAACTTGATTGTGAATGGTTTTGTGCTGACTACTTCTGCTTTGTTGTCTTTCAATAGATGCCTCGCTTTTGCAGGGGTACATGGCATCAATGGTTTGTTGTCTATACTCTTTACAAACACTCTGGCTTTACGCCCACCTGTTTGTCTTTGGTGTAGGTTCACATCGAGATTGTTTGGAGAGGTTTTTAAGCCATGCTCACCGAGAGTTTCCTCTCTGTTAAAGGACACAGCCACAGAGCCATAGACTTGTGAAGCATCTATGGGTGTGTATGTATTTCTCTCTCCGAACTGCTGTTGTGTTTTTTGCATTTTTTTCACTTTTTTCAACTCTCTAATCAACCAGTTGCCCTTAAACCTCACGGTTCAAGCCACTGTTTTTAAACGGTGGTGATTGACCTCAAAACCTCTCAAAACCTCTTTCAAGTTCTTAACAAAGCTCTTTATGTCTTTTTTCGTCAATGATCCCATAGTTGCTATGTGTATGATTTTTCCTCTTAATTCGTCCTTACCTGCGTAGACTATAAACCCTTTTCGCTTTAGCCTGTCGTGTATGTATCCGAATGTGAATCCTTTTGGAATTATTACGTTTACCATCGTGTGCGCCATTCTACCTGGATTTATAAGATAGAACTTCAAACCCATCATACTTAGTTCTGCTTTCAGTAAATTGCAGTTCTCTTTATAGCGTCTTTTTCTGTTGTCTATGCCTTCTTTTAATAAGTCCGACAATGTTTCGTTCAATAGGTAGAATAATGGAATTGCCGGAGTAAATGGGGTCTGGTTTATCTTTCCATATTTCAAATAAGCAGATAAATCCATGTACATGTTTCTTCTTTTCATGTTAGTTAGTTTAGATTTCCTGCAACACACAGCGCTCATCACTGGCGGGCCACCTATGCCTTTATTAGAACTGAAAGCGCAGAAATCTATATTAAATTCGTTCATGTCAAGTTTTTCTCCTGCTATTGCGCAGACAGAATCAATAAGATATGTCTTGTTGTACTTCTTGCACAAATTTCCTACTTCTTTTATTGGGTTCAACATACCTGTGCTGGTTTCCATGTGTACCATATAAATAAAGCCTATCTCTGGGTTTTCTTTCAGTATCTTTTCTATCTGTTTTATGTCTGGATATTCGCCCCAGTTGTATCTTAAGTATGCTCTAGGCAGTCTATAGATAGAGCTTATCTTATATGCCCGTTCTCCGAATGCGCCGTTACTGATTACAAGTATTTTCTTGTTTACTACCGATGAAATCATGGATTCTATTGCCGATGTGCCGGACCCGCCGATTATTGCTATATCGAACTCGTCTGGACTTGCGTTGAGTACTTTGAATAGTTTGTTTTTTACGTTTTCATATAATGCTGTGAATTCCGGCTCTCTGTGTCCTATCTCTGGAAATGGCATTAGTTTCTTAAGGCTTTTAGCTGCATTTACAGGTCCGGCTACAAATAAACGTGTCTCTTTTTTTCCAAATATCATTTTATTGCCTCGAATTCTTTGATGCTCATATT